AGACAACTAGCTGCCTTCAACTTAGTCTATATGGACCCGAAGAAGTTTGCTGATACCTCAGCTAAGCGGTTAGCCAAGCATGCCAAGACCACCCTCGTTCGAAACATGAAGCAGGCGCTTTCAACCACGTCCAGTGTCACACGAGCCAACGGACAGGCGACTACAGAACCCTGCTGGACCGATCGAGCTCCACCAACACTTGAGGTCTTGCTCAATAAGGAGACCTATGTGATGGAGCCGACCTACAAGCCACTTGAAAGTTTTGAGCCTAGATCAATCGAGCGCACGCACTTACCAAGAGCCGACCCAGCCAGAATCCTAGATCAAGCGTTGGATGGGTTGACTTACAGGGAGCAGCGTGAGGTCCTGACTGACGCCGGAATGACCAGTTGCTTTGTTGAAAGGCACAATCCCTCTGGGATGCCAACAGAGCAGCTTTTCCCGAATCAAAGGGGTAGTGATCCGGTGCTTTTCCCCGTCACTATTAAAAAACGGCTCTCTCCTGGCACAGTTGACGACAATTTGGAGGATCTACGTAGCTCCGATTGGAAGGCCCAAATCCTGTTCGACCACTTGGCCAGTTACTTAGACTTCCCAAAGTTCCCTGAGCGGCTTGACCTCGAGCTGTTTGAGCAATGCATTTTTGAGACTGAGTTTCGTAAGCTAACAACTAAGACTCAGCAGACGCTGCTCAACAACACAAAGCGTGGAGACCCATTCTGGAAGTTTAACTTCGTAGACCACTTCGTAAAGTCTCAGCTGAAGGCCAAACTCGAAACTCTGGGCAAACCTGCCAAGGCTGGTCAGAGCTTAGCTACCTGCCATGATGCCGTGATCTTGCTCTTTGGTCCGATGGTGCGTTATCTTCGCTGTAAGGTTATGCACAAGTTCCCAGCTGAACTATATTGCAATTGCGAGAAAACGGCCGACGACTTTGACAAGTGGGCTCGAGAGCATTGGGTTGACCAGGAGAGCACCGAAAGCGACTTAGAAAATTTCGACTCCACTCAACGCGGTGATAGCTTGGGGATTGAGTTAAAGCTAATGGCGCAGTTTGGACTTGATCGAGCGCACATTGCCTTGTTCGCCCAGTTCATGAGCGACTGCCGTACTCTACCCGAGCTTTACTTGTTCTGGAAGACCCATATCATCTCCTCAGTCATTGGACTCAAGCAAACTGGACGAGACACAGGTGAGCCAGGTACTTACGATTTTAATACGTATTACAACTTGGCACTAACCATTCTCATGTACAACTTGCCCCGGGGCGTTCCACTGGCAGTGGGTGGCGATGACATGAGCGCAAACAAGCGGTTGGTTCTCTCACCCCTCTGGCTCCGCATCCGAAAGCACTTTTTGACTGTAGCTAAGGTGGAGTACACAATCCGGCCCAGCTTTTGCGGATACTACGTCACATCACACGGCGCATACCGCAACCCAAGACTTCTGGCCCTCAAGACAATGTATCATCTGGACCAGGGCACTCAGCACCTTGTAGACTTGTCGTACGCGGGCGAGGCTTACAGTGCTTACAGACTTGGGGACAAGCTCGTGGAGCTGTGCTCATGGACTGAGTTGGAGTGTTTGGGCTGGTTGATTGAGTATTACCACCAGACATACCAGTGGGCCCAGTCAATATTCGGCTCGGAGGTGGACCCGGTCAGCTTGGCTTCATTGCTGTTGGGAACAGGCATTCAGTTGCAGCAGATGGATGTGGATGCTCTCGATTTATCAAAGGGACAGCGACGCGCTTACGGCAGGGTTTTCAGATTTCAGGTGTCAGTTCTGAAGGTTTTGGGCTGCGAGACTTTTGAACAGGTGTCGGAGCGTTATTTGGATCTTTAACTAATTTGTTATCTCTTTCATAGGCTTGTTTAAGGGGGTTTGAAGTTAAATTTGAAGGGTTTATTTGATTGTTTATTTATGTTTGATATTTTTGTTGAATCAGGAGACATATTACGACATGACGGAGCAACAGCAAAACCAGAACTCATCGATCGTAGCCTCATCTGCTCCCCAGGTGTCAGCGAGCCAGCAGAACACGCATTCGGTCTCCTCTCAGTTGCTGGGTCAGACCTTCAACCCACTGCAGCGACGATTCAATCTGCACTTGGCGTCAGTGAACTACCTGGCTCCTACCGCCGCAGTACCCGACCCAATCATCAACATACAGGGCGACCCATTGTCAGAGAAGCGCCTCAAGGATTTCATTCGGTTCTTACCAGTAGTTCACTGGAAGAGCTTGTCCGTGGAGTTGATCCCAACCCAGGACGCTTCGATTACCCTTTTGAGTGGCCGAGTGGCATGGATCCCGAGTGTGGAGGCGTATCCCTCGAGCTGGAAGGAAATGAGCGACTTCCCGACAGCTCGCAACATTGTGATGGGCCCTCGCCATCGCTCCGGTTTCGTGGAGCCGCTGTCACTGGATGCGGACTGGACTTACGGCAACCAGCGACAGATCAAGCCGATCCCTTTGATCGGAGGTTCCCCGAAGTTCAGTATGCGCTGCCGCCTTATGCCTCTTCGAGTGCGTGGGGACGACGGACAATTTGTGAACCTTCCTCTAAGCAACAACGCGAAGTGTTACAACCTGTACGTGGTGGGCGAGGTCCTGGCTTCTTTGTGAGAGTTTGTAGTTTTGTTGGTCTGTGTGCTGGCATGCGCAAGGCCCGGTCCTAGGGGTAGTGTTTTCTTTTTCCTCCTTTTGTTACGATTTAACTGTAACAGGGTACTCATCCA